TAGTAATAGTACAAATGGTATTGAACCTCCTAGAGCTTTAGTATCATATAAACAAAGTAAAGACGGTGTAATGGCACAAGTAGTTCCAGGTTATCACCACCTTAAGAATAAGTACGATTTACTCTGGGATCAAAAAACACCAGCTGGTTATCTTGGCATATGTGGTATATTGCAAAAATATGTCGACCAAGGAATCAGTGTTAACACATCTTATAATCCAGAACATTTTGAGGATAATAAGATACCTATGTCTGTAATGATACAGGATTTAGTGACAGCATATAAATATGGATTAAAACAATTATACTATTTCAATACATATGATGGTGCTGGAGAAATGGAAGAAGATCATCACACATATGATACTGGAACATCACCGGATATACATGAAGAAGAAGAAGACTGCGACTCCTGTAAAATCTAACGAAGACTTTTGGGACATGATGCCTGACGTTGAAGATTTGGAAAAAATAGTAGAACGCGAATTAAAAAAATTAAAGGATTGGGAAAATGGCAATATTAACAAAAAATAAAAAATCTCATTTATTAAAGAATATGTTTTTAGATGAATCCGTAGATATACAAAGATTTGATTTAGTTAAATATCCACAAATAGAAAAAATAACTGAAAAGCAATTAGGATTCTTTTGGAGACCCGAAGAGGTAGATATTTCAAAAGATAAAAAAGACTTTGATGCATTAACTGAACATGAAAAACATATCTTTACATCAAATTTAAAAAGACAAATATTATTAGATAGTGTACAAGGTCGTGCACCTAATCTTGCATTCTTACCAATAGCATCTTTACCAGAAATAGAGAACTGGGTAGAGACATGGTCGTTTTTTGAAACTATACACTCAAGGTCATATACACATATTATCAGAAATGTATATCCTGACCCGGCCGTAGTATTTGACACAATGTTAGATGTAAAAGAAATATTGGATTGTGGTAATGATATCGCAATGTATTATGATGATCTTATTGATTGTAATAATTCACCAACAAATTTATATGACCATAAGAAAGCTTTATACATGTGTATGCTTTCAGCGAATGCCCTAGAAGGAATTCGTTTTTATGTTTCCTTTGCCTGCAGTTGGGCATTTGCTGAACTTAAAAAGATGGAAGGTAATGCAAAAATTATTAAATTTATTGCCCGTGATGAGAATACACACTTGGCTGGAACCACAACCATTTTAAAGAAAATGTTATTAGAAGATAAAGACATGCAAAAAATTGCAAAAGAAATGGAACCACAAGCGACAGATTTATTTGTTAAAGTTATAGAACAAGAAAAAGAGTGGGCTGAATATTTATTCGCCAATGGCTCTATGATTGGTCTTAATGAGACAATATTAAAAGAGTATGTTGAATGGATAGGATGCAAACGAATGAGAGCCATTGGTTTAACCTGTCCTTACACTGTACCACAAATGAACCCACTACCATGGACAGAAAAATGGATATCTGGAGGTAATGTACAAGTTGCCCCACAAGAAACAGAAATCAGTTCTTATGTTGTTGGTGGTGTTAAACAAGATGTTGATGACAACACATTAAAAGGATTAAGTTTATAATGGAAGCAATATTAGATGCTCATGACTACAATGAGTTTAAAAAGAAAGTAGATATTTTAAAAAATAAAGGTATTGACCTAAATCATCGTGTAAATGAAGATGGTGGTAAATATAAAGTATTAATAGAAACTGATTTAACAGTTGATGAATTAGATAATTTAACAGAATAATGAGAGATAGTTTTTATTTAATTATAGGTATATGTGGATTTATGTATGGCATAATTTCGCATACATATTCAAATTTGGAGTATAAAGGATATCCAAGAGCACAAGCATGTTATGGAGAATGTTATGAAAAATATGTTGAAGAAAATGGTTCAGTGGTTGAACAGCTTCAGGCCAAAGCAGCAGCAGCGGCCGACGATCCATTTAGTTCGATTAGAGGACTTTGGGCGGGATGCGCAGCGTGTCATGGACAATCAGGCCAAGGAATGGGGGCCTTCCCTAAATTGGCCGGAAGAGATAGTGAATATATATCTCAAAGATTATACGCATACAAGAACAGAGAAACGGTAGGAAATATGAGCTCAACAATGTGGGCTCAAGCTGGAATGTTATCAGATAATGATATACAAACCTTATCACAATTTATAGAGGAAACAATGAATGATTGAGATATATGGAAAAGAACATTGCCCTTTTTGCGATATGGCAAAAGTGTTATGTACAAAAGAACAAAAAGAATTTAAGTATTTTCAGTTAGGAGTAGACTTTGACAGAAATGACATGTTAGAGAAATTCCCAACAGCGAGAACCTTTCCACAAATTATTGTGGATGGCGAAAAAATTGGTGGCTTTGACCAACTAAAAGAAAAGATAGGGTAATCTATGGAACCAACTCATTGGTATACTCATAACTGTGAGTTTTGTTTTACATCTACTAAACTATCTTTTGAAGATGAAAAACCTGAAACTATTTATTGCCCACATTGTGGCACGGCAGTTGACCCTATCGATGAATTAGATTTCGATGAATAAATAAGAGTATGGAATGGGTTTATCAAGGCAAAAAATACGAACTGCCGAAAGATTGCGATCACAAAGACGTCTATGGTTTCGTTTATCTAATAACGAACAGAGCAACAGGAAGGATGTATGTGGGAAAGAAATTCTTTTGGAGCAAGAAAACATTACCAATAACAAAAACAAGAAAACGTAGAAAAAGATTACTTGTTGAGTCAGATTGGCAAAAATATTATGGAAGTAATGTACATCTTAAAGAAGAAGTAGAAAAACATGGTGATGAAATGTTTTATAGAGAAATATTACACCTATGTAAAACAAAAGGTGAATGTGCTTATATGGAAGCTAAAGAACAGTTCGATAGAGATGTCCTTATTGATGATAAATACTATAATGGTATTATTAACTGTCGTATTGGTGGTAATGCTGTAAAAAACTTAAAATAACTATTTACATTTCAAGCAAACTGTGGTATAATATAATAATATTATGGCAAAAATTTACAAATTTCCTACAGGTGAAGATATCACCGAAAAGAAAAATCCTATTGATGAAATATCGGACGAATGTGTTAACACATCTCAATATCTAATGGAAGTATTAGAAGAATTTATAAACTCAGGACAAGCTTCAGAAGAAAGACGTTTTATGGATATGAATTTTAGAGATGAAATGCAACAAGAATCCAGAGATATGTTTGTAATTGTAAATATGATTAACGCGATGTTTAACAGATATATGGGTATACCTCATAGATTACATCGCACATTTGATAGAGCTTATATAGAAATTAAAGCTTTATTAAGTGCAAATGAAAAAGGTCGTGAAGAACTAAAAAAACTTCTTGACCAACTTGAGGACGAAGATAATGATACTACTTGATTATTCACAAATTGCATTAAGCAATATTATTGTGCAAAAACTAAATGACGAAGCGATGATAAGACATATGATACTTAATAGTATTCGTATGTATAACAAAAGGTATAGAGAAGAATACGGACAAATGGTTATATGTGCTGATGGCATGAATACCTGGCGTAAAGATTATTATCCTTATTATAAAGCAAACCGTAAAAAAGGTAGAGATGAGTCTACTCAGGATTGGACAGAAATATTTAGAATATTACATTTAGTACGAGATGAAATTAGAGATAACTTACCATATAAAGTAATACACATGGACGGAGTAGAAGCAGATGATATTATTGCTTCATTAGTTATGGAAACTCAAGAGTTTGGTAAAGATGAGCCATGTATGATTGTTTCAAGTGATAAAGATTTTATACAATTACAAAAATATAAAAATGTCAAACAGTTCAGTCCTATTCAAAAGAAAATGGTTACTGACAAAAATCCAAGAACATACGCATTTAATCATATTATGCGTGGTGATGGTGGTGATGGTGTACCAAACGTTTTATCTGCAGATGATACATTTGTGACAGATAAATCTCAAACACCATTGAGGCAAACTAGAATTGATGAGTGGTTACAAAACTCTGATAGGCTAAGAGAAGTTATGCCAGAAGAAATCTATAGGAATTATCAACGTAATAAAAAGTTAATTGATTTAACTGAAATACCTGATGATATCCAGGAAACCATTATAAATACTTTTGAGAACCAAAAGGTTCCTATGAAAATGAAAGTATTAAATTATTTAATTAAAAAAAGATGCAATCTATTGATTGAAGTCGCGGAGGAATTTTACAATGGCTAAACCATTAATTAGTGAAGTACTACAAGGTCTTACTGAAGTTAAAGGAAAAGAACTACATAAGGCAAGAGTAGCATATTTAAAAAGTAAGGATAGCGTCCCATTGAGAGACGTTTTAAGAATCAATTTTGATGAAGCAGTAGTTTCATTATTACCTAAAGGTGAACCACCATATACTAAAGATGATGCCCCAGCTGGGTATGAAAATTTGTCTTTATATAAAGGTTATAGGAAATTTAAATATTTCTTTAAAGGTATATACAGTGGAATGGACCAAGGTAAAAGAGAAAAAATGTTTATAGATTTATTAGAATCGTTAAACGGAAAAGAAGCCGAAATGCTTTGCTTAGCAAAAGACGGTAATTTATACGATGCTTATAAAGGATTAACTCTTAAAGTTGTCCAAGATGCATTTCCTGGATTAATTCAAAAAGCTCCAGTGAAAAAAGAAACTGTAAAGAAAAAAGTATCAACAAAGAAAACTAAAAAATAGTTTACATTTAACTAAAACTGTGGTATAATATATATTATGAAATTAAAATTATTAAAATTTACAGCATGGGTCATAGACTGCTGGAGAGTGGTTATGGATCATAGATACAATCCACTTAGGTTTATTCCAGACCCAAGTTTACAAATGTACTTTACATTAGTACTATTTACTATGTGGTCAGTATACTTTGGATTTGTGGCAACTTATTATATGGGTTGGTTAGGTTATGATATTATAGTTAGCATAGCCGTTCACTTAGGAGTATTAGTACCTTTATTTTTTACAAATGCAATCTTTTTAGATGCTGAAAGAAATGGATCAAGATGGCTAAAAAACGTAAGAGTTAAAATGTCTATTGATGATATGGATAAAAGATTAAAAAGAAGAAATTACGAAAAAAGAATTAAGTGGGACATAGATAAAGAAGCATGAATATATTCATATTAGATAATGATCCAGTAAAAGCGGCTCAAATGTTATGTGATAAGCATGTACCTAAGATGATTGTAGAGTCTGGTCAGATGTTATCTACCGCCCATCGTATGCTTGATGGTACTCCAGAGAGGAGAAGGTCTAAGTCAGGTAAAACAATGCAACAGTATTATACCTTTGGTGATGAAAGGGATAACCTTTATTACCTTGCTGTTCACAAGTATCACCCATGCACTACATGGACTATGGCATCAAAAACAAACTATGAATGGCATTATACTCATTTTCATGCAATGGCTGAAGAGTATAATTACCGTAGAAATAAACATCATGCAACATTTGTAAAGATTGGTGAACTACTTAAATCACCACCAAAAAATATACCAGATGGTCCACTCACTGAATTCCCACAGGCAATGAATCATTACCCACAATGTAAAGTACCAGGTGATGCAGTTCAAGCATATCGTAATTATTATCACGAAGCTAAACCGTTTGCAAAATGGGAATGGGGTAGACAAGCACCTGATTGGTGGAGAGGATATCAAAATGCCACTGTATGAATTTAAAAATAAAAAGACTGGTGAAATAGAAGAACACATGATGAAGTTTTCTGATAAAGAAAAGTTTTTAGAAGATAATCCACATTTACAGTCAGGCACATTTACACCACCTAATATGAGCTATAATGGATTTAAATCAAAAGAAAGTTTAGCTGGTGATGGTTGGAAAGAAGTTCAGAGTAGAATAAAATCTGGAATGCCTAAAAGGTTTAGAGATAATATTAAAAGTAAATAAACCTAGTTTATTTTAAAAGAGTATTATGTTTAATTATATTCCATTATATATAATATTGATATGTCTAAACAAAGGGTAATATAATGAAAAAGAAAATTTTGGATTCTTGGAAAAGACCTGTAGAGATTGAAGTATTTGATACAGGTAGAATTCCACAGCAGACAGAATTACAATTAAATATGACTAGAGAAGCAACACCCGAGGAACATAAAGAGTGGATTGAAAAAGAACTCTTACCTCTAGGTGATATACAATTAAAGTTTGTAGCGATGATGTCGGTAATACAAATTGCGACTCTTGGGTTTATGTTATTATCTTTTTGGTTAATCGGACATTTCGCAACGGGAGAATAAAAATGAAAAAACTATTAAGCATTACAATATTCTCACTATTTGTATCAGATGCATTTGCTGATGATTGGAGAATGAGAAAATTTGATTTTAATGAAGATAATGTAATAAGTGAAGCTGAGTTAGTTCAGGGTGGTTGTAAAAGAATTGGAAAAATGTTTGACCATGCAGATAAGAATGGCGATGGTAAATTAAATAAAAGAGAAGCAAAGAATGCTACTTGGATTATATTTAAAAACAGAAAAAGATGTCCAATGATTGTTGCACCAAAGGCACCTGCTGACATTAGAGGCTAATAAATATTATAAATGAATTTTATACATGAAGAAATTGATTTAGGTTATAGTGACTTAAATTCGGAAACGAAAGCAAAGGGTAGACATTATGTAGATCCTGAGGGTAATCAATATCCGAGTATCACAACAGTTTTATCAATACTGTCTCGTGAAGCTATACAAAAGTGGAGGGAGAGAGTTGGAGAAGAAGAGGCTAATCGCATCAGCCGAGTGGCCTCTTCGCGTGGTACTAAAATTCATAACATAATCGAAAAGTATATTGCTAATGATCCTGAATATTTATCAGGAGAAATGCCACATAATATACAAACTTTTAAAGACATACAACCATTTGTTGACGAAAACTTATCAAAAGTATATTCAATAGAAGCACCATTATATTCTAAACATTTAGGAGTAGCTGGAAGAGTTGACTGTGTTGGTGTATGGAATGGTAAAGATTCTATTATCGATTGGAAAACATCTCGTAAAGAAAAGAAAAAAGAATGGATATCTAATTATTTTATGCAAGCTGCAGCATATGCAATCATGTGGGAAGAAAGAACAGGTAGACCAATTAAGCAATTAGTAGTAGCAATTGCTGGAGATATGGGACCACAAATATTTGTAGAAGATAGAGATAATTGGACAGAAGAATTAATAAATACTATTAATAAGTATAAAAGAGAAAAGTTTTGGGAGGAAACAAGATGAACTTTATGTTAGAAGCATTAGTGCAAAAACTAGAAGGGGAAATTGCTATAGCAAAAGCTAATATATTAGTATATGTTAGAAGTTCTACAGGTATTGGTGAACATCCAGAAGTGGTAGAAGCAATAGAAACTCAGGTTACCAAAATAGCAGAAGCACAAGATAAAATAAACACTATAAAAGACTTAAAATTATAAATAGATATTTACAAAACACAAAAAGTGTGGTATAATATATCTATGAAAAAGTTTAACGAGTTTTTAACCGAAAAAGCAGGCAAAGGATTAACTATATTTGATATAGATGATACTATGTTTGTCACAAAAGCTAAAGTAAGAGTTAAAAATAAAAACACTGGTAGAGTAAAAGAACTTTCACCTCAAGAATATAATTCCTATAAGTTAGGTAAAGAAGAGGAGTGGGATTACGGTGAATTTAAGTCAGCTAAACTATTTTTTAAAACAGCAACACCTATAGCACGAATGATAGAAAAGGCTAAAGCAATTATTAAAAATGCTACAGCCCGAGGAAGTAAAGTTATTATAGTTACAGCAAGAGCTGATATGGATAATAAAGATTTATTTATTAAAACATTTGAAGCTCATGGTATACCGATGAAAAATGTATACGTCGAAAGAGCTGGAAATATGAGTGGTAAAAATAGTGCTTCAAATAAAGCTATTATTTTTAAAAAATATTTAGATACCAACAAGTATGCCAGAGTTCGTTTATTTGATGATCACATGGAAAACTTAAAAGCTTTACTAGGATTACAAAGAGAATATCCAGAAGTAGAGTTTTTTGCCTACCTTGCTGATTTGAAAGGAAGTGTAAAAAGAATTAAATAATGTATAATAAAATGAGAAGTGCACAATACGGAGAAGGAAGAAGATATTTCCGATGGTGGCTTATAAGAACAGGGAGGTTATGATGCCAATTAAATTAGGTAAATCACATAAAACAATAGACAGACAAACTAAAAAAGTTACTGTACATAACCCTTACATAAGAGGATTTAGTAAGGAAGAATTAATCGAAAAGTATAATAATAGTATGACTAGACCAAAGGATAAACAAAAAATTAAAAATGAATTGGTCAGAAGAGGCGGAGTAGTTTTTGGATAAAATAGATAGAATACGTGAAGTATTAAATTTAGAAGAATACCATAAAAAGAAAAAAAGAGCTTTTTGGATTTGGGTATTTAGAGTTATAGGATCTATTGCACTGATAGGTGGTGCAATTTATTATTGGATTTATTATGTCTAAAGGTTCAAAGCAAAGACCTATATTAAACCAAGAACAGTTTGAAGAAAATTGGGATAATATATTTGGTAGGAAAAAAACGCCTAAACATGGTGCTACAAAAATACATAAAGATAGGACAAAAATTATACCTAGAGATTATAAATATAAAAAAGAGGAACTATTATGAGTATAGATTTAGATCAATTTGATTTTGGATTTACAGCCGTAGACGAAGATGAACTAGAAGTAGTCCAAAAGCAAACACAAAAATTAGAATCAACATCAGGTAAAGCTGAAGAACTTGAAGATAAATTAAATAAACTATATAATTCTATATTACCTTTATTATCAAATTTAAAAAAGAACCCAGAGAAAGATTACATCTATTGGCCTAAAAGAACAGAAAAGGTAGAAGCTTTTGAAGAGTTAATAGCGGGGATTATAAAGTAATGCCAGTAAATACTACAGCACAAGGTAATATTTCAATATCTTCTATTAATACGGAAAATACATCAACAACAAGTAATTCTTTAAAAACATTATCCGATACTGCTACAACAGGAACTGACCCCGCTGATGGCGCTCCTTATGGAATGTCAGAATTTAGTGGATATAGCCATGCTTCATTTAATGGTGCTGGTGTAGGTAACAGCACATTTAATATTAACACAAGTTTAGTACCATGCTCTAACCACCCTAATTTTGATATGAATATCAATGGTTCATCATCAGGCCTAACTTGGGAAATGACACATACGGCCCAACATCAAACCAGTAATAATGGACAAGTTAATTCTACAACTGCAATGCGTATAGGGAGAGACATAACAAATAATAGAATTTTACTGTTATTATTAAAAGATGGTGATCATAATACACAAGCTGGTAATG